TTCAAGCGGCACCTGGCCGTGTATCTGCACAAGTGCGACGGCTGTACGGTCCTAGACGTTAAAGCGTCCAATGCCTTCCAGATCAAGAAGCTCATTGCTCACGATTTCCAGGCGGACGGTGGTGAGAAGAATCAGTTCATAAAGTGTGTGTCTACCGGCAAGCGCAAGCGGACGATGGAAGATCGGTTCTCCCTGCACAAAGAGGTTGGATCGGGTTGTGTGGAGTGCAGGGCCATCGGCCCGGTGAACACTCATGGCACGGCGTTCTGTATCGACGAAGGTTGTGAGGATTGCTACCTGATGAATAGCTACGGTCGCATCACAGGCGATGATGAGCCCAGGCACGTCACGGTCTGGAAGGCACCGCGGTCAATCATCGACGAATGCGACTTCGGACGAGGTATCGTCGGAATCGACAGGGGCTCGGAGACATCCGTGGTCACGCGGACGAAGTGCAGGCTGTGGGAATACCACGGCGACGGCGAGCTGCATGTACTGAAAGGATGATGCGGGATGAGCGATCAGCACGAGCAGAACATCGGACTGCGCATCCTGCTGGAGCAGCAGATCGCCTACATCCGCGAGTTGATGGAGAACGATCACCATCACTCGCAGGAGTTGCTGGAACAGCAGATCAAACACAATCAGGCGCTGGTGGAACTGGATCGCCAACGCACGGCGGACCAGTTGAAGCTTCAGGCGGACATCTACGCCGCGCACTTCGGCGAGTTGAACAATCACTCGAAGCAGATGGCGGACGCGCACAACAAGGCGCTGGAGTTGGCGGCTAAGACGCAGGCGATGTACCTGCCACGCGATCTGTATGAAAGCCATCTCGAGTCTCAGCGGGTATGGCAGATAGATGTAAGCGAGAAGCTGTCGGTGTCGCATGGCAAGAACTCGATAGTGATGATTTTGGTCGGCGCAGGAGTCACATTGATGATCACGATGTTCATCATGCTCCTGACTGGCAAACTGTGGTAGCACGCGGCCATGAACAAAAACCCGGCGGCGATCGAAGATCCCGTCGTCGCCGAGGTCCGCTGGATGCTGCGGTCGGCGCGGGTGCCGCGGCTGCGGACGCTGCGGGAGTTCGCCGAGCAGGAAATCATCATCCCCGCCGGACCCTACGAGGGCCGCCGCTTCGCGGCGCGACGGGCCCCCTGGACGGGGCTGCTGCTGGACGCCATCAACTCCAACCGCTGGCCGCGCATCTTCGTCACCGGGCCCAGCCAGTCGGGCAAGACGCTGCTGGCCAGCGTGATCCCGGTGCTCTACCACCTCTTCGAGGCGCGCGAGACGGTGATCTTCGGGGTGCCGCAGATCGACATGGCGGCCGACAAGTGGCAGCAGGACTTCGTCCCGGTCATCCGCCGCATGGCCGAGCGATTCCGCCGCCTGATGCCCGTGCGCGGCGGCGGCAGCCGCGGCGGCCGGGTAGCGGCCATCCGCTTCGGCAACGGCGCCACGCTGCGATTTATGAGCGGCGGGGCCGGCGGTCGCCTGGGCGATAAGGCCCGCGCCGGCTTCACGGCGCGCGTGCTGTCGATCACCGAGACCGACGGCATGGACACGACCAGCTCCGGCTCGCTGGAGACCGACAAGGTCTCCCAGCTCGAGGCCCGGGTTCGGGCCTGGGGTGGACGGCACCGCACCTACGCCGAATGCACCTGCACCACGACGCGCGGACGCACCTGGCGCGAGGTGATCGCCGGCACCAACACGCGGATCATCCTGCCCTGCCCGCACTGCGGCCAGTGGGTGACCCCCGAGCGCGAGCACCTGGTCGGCTGGCAGAGCGCGGAGAACATCCTGCAGGCCGGGCGACTGGGCCACTGGTGCTGCCCGAGCTGCGGCGGGGCCTGGACCGAGGCCCAGCGCGTCGAGGCCAACCGCGCGGCGAGGCTGCTGCACGCCGGCCAGGAAGTGACCCCGGACGGCGCGATCGTCGGCAAGCCGGTGGAGACCGATACCCTGGGCTTCCGCTGGTCGGCGGTGAATAACCTGTTGACGCCCACCAGCGAGCTGGCCAAGGGCGAATGGCGGGCCAAGCAGCGGCCCGACCAGGACGAGGCGGAGAAGGAGCAGCGGCAGTACGTATTCGCCATCCCCTTCGATCCCCCCGAGCTGGACACCAGCGCCCTGGACCTGCACGCCATCGCCCGCCGGCGCGGGCCGCTGCCGCGGGGCGTGGTGCCCGAGAACGCCCTGTGCGTCACGGTGGGCGTCGACATCCGCAAGCGGCAGCTGCACTGGGCGGCGATCGCCTGGGCGGCCAACGCCAGCGCCTCGGTTGTCGATTACAACATCATTCCGCTGGAGAGCCAGCAGTTGGGCGTTGAGCGGGCCATCCTGCTGGGACTGCGGCAACTGAAAGACATGGCGGACGCCGGCTGGCCGGTGGGCGATGCACGCGGCGAGCCGCGATCTCCGGATCAAGCGTGGATCGACGCCCGTTACCAGGGCGATGAGCGCTCGATGGATGTTGGGCCCGTTTACGCGTTCTGCCGCGAGAGCGGCAAAGGCGGCATGGGTCGCCACGATGTCTGGCGGCCGGTCCTGGGCGTGGGAGTCAGCCAGCATGGCGGCCGCTACAACAGCCCGCCGAAAAAAGGCAGCGTCGTCGCGGTAATCGGCGAGCGATACCACTTAAACCGCGTGCGCACGCAGCGGCTGTTGCGGGCGGAAATCGACGTCGACTATTGGAAGACGTGGATTCATAAGCGATTGACGCCGCCGCTGTCCGAGCCGGGCGCCATGGTCTTGTTTGATGCGCCGGAGGTCGAGCACTTGGATCTGGCGCGGCACCTGACGGCAGAAGAGCCGTATGAGCACGTTGAGCCTGGACGCGGCGTGGTGATCAAGTGGCGCAGGATTCGTGCTCAAAATCACTGGCTGGACAACTTTGTCTACGCCGCGGCGGCGGCGCACTTCGCGGGCGTGCGCCTGATCGCGTCGTCGCCGGCCCAGGGCCCAGGGTTCAGGGTTCAGCCGGACGGGGAGGAGGCGGAGGGCGAGAGGGCGAGAGGGCGAGATCGCTTAGAAGGAGGGCGGGAAAGCGAGAGGGCGAGAGGGCGAGAGGGCGAGATCGCGCAATCCCGCCCTCCCGCCCTCGCTCCCTCCCGCCCTCTTCCGTCTCCCGCCCTCGCTCCCTCCCGCCCTCTTCCGGGCCCCGCGGCTGGGCGCGTGGATGCCCGGGGCCGGCCGACGAGCGATGGATGGTTCGATGCCCGCGAATGAGATCGACGACATGGTGCGCGTCCAGGTCGACTGCCCCAAGTGCGGCTGTAACGACGTGTCGCGGCGGGAGGAGACCGGCGGGTTCCTGGCCGGCGCGCGCTGGACCTGCAACCACTGCGGCAACGCCTGGACCCAGCGGCGGCCGTGGGACGACCTGCGCAAATCCTCGCCGCGCCGGGGCCGCAAGAAGAGACGGGACTGATTCGACTGTTTAGCCGCCCCGCGCGCGGGGCGCGATCACACCCAGATGGCAACCATCGCCCAAATCAACGCCAAGGTCGACGCGGCCGTCGCCGCCCAGGAGGAGGGGGACTACGCCACCGCCCTAGCCTACCTGCGCAGCGCCCGCATGATGCTGGCCGCCAAGCCGGACAGCGGCTCCGCCGGCGAAAGCCTGCGCTGGGACCGCCCGGCCATCGAGGCCATGATCCGCGACCTGGCCAAGGCGCGCAACGCCTCGGCCGGCATCCAGCGCGGCAAGGTCGAGTACCTGCCCACGCCGGCGGACGATGAGTGATCCACCGTTTAGCCGCCCCGCGCGCGGTGGTTAAGAGGCGCAAGCAGGTGCTGTTTGTTGTGAATGGCGCCGGCGATGACAGTTATGTGCATTCGTCCCCGGGTGCCTTGTTTTGAGCCCAGCACTCGCGCGATTTCTTCGTCGCTATAACCAGCCTCAGCCAGATCGATTATCTGGATCGCGCGAACAGGGTGGATCTTGTCGAGGCCCAGAGACCGGGCAAAACGGCCGCACTTAAAAGGATGCCGTTCGCCGTTGTGATGGGTTAAGTCGACTGATTTACCTGGCACAGGTGCACGCTCGATCTCGTCGCAGAGCGACAGAAGCACTGTACACAAGCGACCGACGACGCCCGCGATGGGCTCCGTGAACGCCTCGTCTCGGCACGTGTCAATCGCGGATCGGATCTCTTTGAGGGTCATTGATCTTTCCTCCAGCGCGTGCCGCGACCCGCGCGTGTGATATCCCGAGGGATCGCGCAAGCCGCGGCGGTTTCGAATGTCTACGGAAGGCGGGATATCACGCCGGGAAGCTTAACCCGGCCATGGCGGCTGTCAAGTACTCCTGACTGAGGGCATGATCGCGCCCCGCACGCGGGGCGGCTAAATAGTGGATTTACCAAGCATGATTTACGGCGGATCCATCGACGTGCACCGGATCGTCCTGAAGGACGCCGCGCCCGCGCAGCGCGGGTGGGACGCGGCCCGGACCAACCGGCTGAACAAGGCCCACTGGTCGCGGGTCACCGATCAGCCCATCGACTACGACCTGAGCGGCGAGCAGTCGATCCTGCGGGCCCGGGCCCAGCACGAGGGGCGCAACAACCCGATCGTCGAGGGCGTGGTGCGCACGTTCGCGGAGGACGTGGCCGGCGTAAACGGACCGTCGATGCAGGTACAGAGCGAATCGAGCGCGTTCAACGACGACCTGGAATCGCTCTGGGCGGACGTGATGGGCGCGCCCTCGGCCGACATCCAGGCCGCCGATCCCGACGCGCGGCTGGATTACCGCGGCCAACTGCGCGGCGTGGATTTCATCCCGCTGTGGGTGCGCGACCTGTTCGCCACCGGCGAGCTGCTGGGCCAGTTCGTGTATCACGAGGCCCCGCCGGGGCCGCTGGCGCTGCGGCTTCAGGCGATCCACCCCCGGCGATTGGGCGGCGGCTACGCGCCTTACGTCGCCGACGCGGTGATGGGCATCCGGCAAAACGCCGGCGGGAGGCCGATCAGCTACCTGATCGCCAAACCCATGCGCCTCGGCGGCTACGACGTGCTGGGCTCGGAGTTTGACGAGGTGCCCCGGCGCGACATCCTGCACGACTTCCTGCACCTGGAGGCGGGCCAGAGCCGCGGCGTCCCGTGGCTGAGCAGCTCCCTGCCGTCGGTGGCCGACCTGCGGGACTACGATGCCCAGGTCCTGGACGCCGCCCGGGCCGCGGCCGACACCGGCGTGTACCTGCACACCGACCACGTCGACGCCGAGTACTTCGAGTTGAACGCCGAGATCCCCTTCGAGCGCCGGACCACCTCCACGATTCCCCCGGGCTGGAAGCCGATGCAGATCCGCTCCGAGCAACCCGCGGCCAACTACCTCGATTACCGCAAGGAGAAGATGGCGGACATCGGCAGGCCGGTGGGGATGCCGGGCCTGCTGGTGCGGCAGGATGCCAGCGGCCACAACTACAGCTCGGCGCGCTTCGACTTCCAGCCGTACATCCGCGGCCTGACCGTGGTGCAGGGCTGGCTCGCCGCGCGGGTGTTGACCCCGATCGTGCTGCGCATCCTGACCGAGGCGCGGCTGGCGCGGCTGCTGAGCGGTCGGCCCAAGCGCGTGAGCGTGCGCTACACCTGGCCCAAGCCCGCCCAGATCGACGAGCTGAAGCACGCCAACGCCGTGGACGTGCGCCTGCGCAACCGGACCATGACGCTCTCCGACGCCCTGGCCGAGGATGGCCGGGACGTGGAGACGCACATCGCGCAGATGACCCGCGACGACGAGCTGCTGGAGGCGGCGGGCTACGCCCGCATGGCGCAAATGACGCCGGCGACGCCAGGCGTGGGCATGGTGCCGCCGGAGAAGGAAGAGGACGAAGAGGAGAAGCCGGCGCCGGCCAACGGCCGGCACTATGCCGGCCGCGTTTAACCGCTGGCCCAACGGGCCGCGCTGGTCCCGGCGCGCCGGGATCGAATCGAGCACGACATGCAAATCGCAAATCACAATCGGCTTACGGTGCGCGAGGAGCCCGACGCGATGCGCCGCGACATCGTCACGCGCGCGATCAGCGTCCGCGCGGCGACGATCGACGCCGAGGCGCGCTCGGTCGAGGTGACCATGGCCACCGAGAGTCCGGTCACCGTCTTCGACTGGGAGCGCGAGCAGGTCATCGACGAGGTGCTCCGCGCCGACGGCGGGGAGTTCCCCGAGCAACTGCCGCTGCTGGAGTCGCACATGCGATGGAGCGTGGACTCGATTCTCGGGTCCGTGCGCAATCTCCGCCGCGACGTCGTCGCTGGAAGCCCGGCTTGGGCGGGGCGGGCGTTTTTAGCCCGGGACGACCAGCGCGCCGACATGGCGTGGAACAAGATCCGCCAGGGACACCTGACGGATGTGTCGGTGGGCTACCGCGTGCTGGATGCGGTGATGATCCCGGCGGGAAGCAAGCAGACGATTGACGGGCGGGAGTACGCGGCGGGAAGCCGGCCGCTGCGCGTGGCGCGGCGGTGGCAGGCGCGGGAGCTGAGCCTGGTGCCGATCGGCGCCGACCCGCGCGCGAAGGTGCGGGAGGAGGAGGGCGGGAGGGCGAGAGGGCGAGAGGGCGGGAGCGAACCAACCAACAGTGCGGCCACCGGCCGCGGAAAGGTCCCCATGAATCCTCAACTGAGGAAGTACCTGGAGTCGATCGGCCTGCGATCGGACGCCAGCGAGACCGATGCGCAGGCGTTTCTGTCGGCTCTGGGCGGAGACCTCCGCCGCCGGGCCGACGCGGTCGAGGCCAAGACCCTGACCCTCGAGGCGGCGATCGCCGAAGGGCGCGCCCCCCCAGCGCCCGAGGGCGAGAGGGCGGGAGGGCGGGAGAATGAGAGGGCGGGAGAGCCCGCGACCCCGGCCGCCGACCTGGACAATGCCCGGCGCGAGGCGGCGGCGGCGGAGCGCGCGCGCATCGCCAGCATCCGCGAGCTGGCCGGGCGCGACATCGCCGAGGAACTGGTCAACCGCGCCATCAGCGAGGGCTGGGACGTGGGCCGGGCCAGCGGCGAGTTCCTCCGCGCCTGGCGCAAGGGCGGGTCCCCGCCGGTGGCGCACGAGGAGAGCCGCGCCCCCGGCGGCATCGTGCGCGAGCCGGAGCTGCGTCGCAGCCGGCTGGTCTTGGGCACGGCCATGGCCATGCGGGCCTTGGCCGGGGCCAACTCGGCCATGACCATCGAGCAGTGGGGCCAGCGCACGCGGCTGGCGGACGCCGCCCGGCGCGAGGCTAACCTGCCCGACGTCGCGGCCGTCCTGGAAGAGGCCCACCGGTACCGCGAGATGTCGCTGATCGAGATCTGCCGCGAGTGCATCCGCCTCGACGGCGGCGACGCCAGCGGCTACCTGCGCAACGACGAGATCGTCGAGCGGGCGATGCTCCTGGGCGCGCGGGCGCGCATGGAGTCGGCGATGACCGGGCGCTCGGCCACCAGCGGCGGCGCGGTGACCTATGTTTTCACGACCGCGGTCAACGCCAGCCTCCTAGCCCGCTGGGAGGAGGAGCCGGATACCACGGTCGGCTGGGTGGAGGAGGTGGATGTCGCTGACTTTAAGACAAACACCGTCGTCGATTACGACGACGACATCAGCCTCAAGCGGCTGGGCCGCGGCGGCGAGGCCGAGCACAGCAAGGTCTCCGACACGGGGCTGACCTACAAAATCTACCGCTACGCCAAGCAGGCGACGATCGACGACCAGGACATCATCGACGATTCGTTCAACGTCCTCGTCGATCGGCCGGCGGCGTTCGGGCGCGCCTGCCGGCGACTGCGGCCGGACATGGTGTACTACATCCTGATGACCAACGCGGCGATGGCCGACACCGGGCTGCTGTTTAACAGCACGGCGTTGACCACCGCCGGCGGGCACGCCAACCTCACCAGCGCCGACATCGCGCTGGCGGCCCTGCAGGCGGCGCGCACGGCCATGGCCAAGCAGTACAAGCTGGATGGGTCCAAGGTCATCCCCTTGAACATCGTCCCGCGCTACCTGCTGGTGCCGCCGGATATCGCCGACACCGCGGCGCAGCTCCTGAACAGCGAGACGCTGACCATCACCGGCACGACCGACTCGACGATCGGCACGCGCAACCCGGTGTTCGGCATGGCGACGCTGCGGCAGGAAGCGCGCCTGAGCCTGGGCGTCACGGACCCTGTAACCGAGGCCGAGGCCAGCGGCGACGCGGACGCCTGGTACCTGGCGGCCAACCCGGGGCGCACGCTGCGCGTGGCCTATCGGCGAGGCACGGGTCGAATGCCCATGATCCGCAGCAACGTCCTGACGCAGGGACGCTGGGGCATCAACTTCGACGTGAATTACGACCTGGGCGCGGCGGTGGTCGATTACCGCGGCCTGCACAAGAGCGGCGGGGCGGGATGATGACGCGCGGCTGTCGCCGCGCATCCACTGTTTAGCCGGCTCGCGCGCGAGCCGCGATCACTCACTCTCTGCTACGGAGCAATCATGACTTTTCTACTTCTGAGCGCCATCGCGCTCCTGATCCTGGCGGCCAGCCTGAAGGTGGCCGAGGCGTCGCTTGACTACGTCACCGCCGACGGGGAGGTGCACTGCATTGCCACGGCGGCGCACGCCTCGGGGGAGGTGATCCAACTGCCCGACGGCCGGGCCGGCGTGGTGCTGGGCCTCAATGCCGTGGCCATCGGCGACCCGATGGTCGTGGCCACGCGCGGCGTGTTCACCGTGCCCAAGACGGCGTCGATGGTGTTTCTGGACGGCGGGCGGGTCTACTGGGACCGCTCGGCCTCGAAGACGATCCTGCTGCCGGTGATGGGGCAGGCGGACTTTTACCTGGCCACGGCCAACGGCGATGCGGCGTCGGCGGCGACGAGCATGTCGATCAACCTGAACGCCCGCCAGGCCAACAACATCGAGCTGGGCAAGACCAAGTTCGACACCGTATCGACGGTCAC